TAACATTGGTGTAATTATGGTAATACTAGGACTGATTGGTTCTACAGGTACATTTTACTCTAAATTTGCTACAATGGAATTAAAAATAGAACAGTTGTCTAATGCAACTGCACCAGATTTAACTGGTATAGAAACTAATAGTTTTGGATTAATAGATTTAGATAAAAATATATCTATTCTAGAAAAAGAAATAGAATTGCTAAAAGTACAATTGCAAGAACTAAAAATAAACTCATCGAATCCATTATCTCAATAGTCTCTTTCTATAATCATTTCGATAAAGTGTATAGCTTTAAGTAAATCATCTTTACCACCTTTGTCCTGGTGCCTAATAATATATTTAATTGCACATCCTTCTGGGAATAGAAGTTTGTTTTCTACTACAAATTTACTTGGTTGAATTTTATACTTTTGGTAGTGATTACCTTTAATTTGTTTGTTCCAAACCTTAGTCATTGAATGTTAACCTAAACTTTCCTTTATGTTTATATTTTTTACGTGGTTTACTTAATACTTTTTCTTGATCACTTCGCATAGCATAAAGATCTAACTTCATAGCTTCAGTAAATTTACGAGTAGCTTGAGAAGCATCTATTTCTGCATAAGAACATATAGTTCTAAAATCTACAGAATCACTGGTAAGCCACTGTATAGCTTCACGCTTATCTATAATATGATACTTGTATACACCATCATACATAGCGTCATGTATAGCTTGATTTATAATAGCTCTAAACAACCTAATCTGATTGTTGCTCATTAATAATTTCGTATGTCATACGTTGATCTACAGTTTCTGCTTGTTCCCAAGTTAAACTTTTAGAATCTAAAGAATTATGTATCTTAATAGCTTCTTCATCTGAATCAGCTTTAATAATAATTTCTGCAAAAGCAGGAAGTATAACCCATCTTTTAAACTTATAAATCATATAGTATTTTTACGTCTACTAGCTTCTAATGTTCTAAATAGATCTATAATAAGACCTTCTTTATCACGTTTGTTTTCTAATGTAGATGCTGTAACTTCTGCATCAAACAATTCTTTAACAGCATTGTTGTAAGTATCAGATGCATAAAAAGATTGTTCTTTAGCAGATATACTTTTATCTTCTGAATTACCTGTAATGTGTAATGCTTTCTTTCTTTTTAATAATCTATCTAAATATTTTACATTAGCATTTGATTCAGCATTACTTTCATCTGTATCTGAAAGAAATTTTAATGCATCTTCTAATCGTTTTTCAGTTATCATTGAACCCATTCTCCTTTTATTGATTTGCAATAGTGTGCCCAGACTATATGATTTTTATACAATACTCTACTCTTAATTTTATTAGTTGTAACTATTTCCATAAATTTGTCTTGGCATTTTTGTCCTTTAACTAAAATAGTTGGGACTCTTTCTGTTTGTCCATTAAGTAAAAAAATAAATACAAATATTATTTTCATAAAGTCCTTAAATTAAAAAGGCACTACTACGGTGAACAACCTTGATTCCGTAGCAATGCCTAGTTTTCTAACTCGAGGGAGATAAGAAATTGTTAAAATGGTACATCGTCTTTTAGTATCTCATCGACACTAGAAGCTTTTGCATCTAATACTTTTCTAACTAAGTTATCTATTTGCTGAAACTCAGTATCAGTTGGTACTTTGCCACCTGACATATAAGATCCAATAAGATTACTCATAGTTAATCTATACTTCTCTGAAAATTGGTCCGAAGTATTTCTTACTGAATAAGAAGTGTTTGCTGTATTAGCAGAGTATGTAGCATTAACTGCAGGAGCTGATCCTGAATTATCTGATACTTCACTTAAACATTCTATTCTAGATGCTGTTTGATATTGCTTACCAGTTTTACTTGTTCTAACTGGCTGTGCATCAATTTTTAGTCTTGCTCCCTTTGGCCATCTTGATGAGCCTAAAGCTTCACCATATACAGTCATGTCTGTACCATCATCTTTAGTGATGTAGACAGTAACTTGACCATCTTCTTTCTCAAATGCTTTTTTAAATGAGCATTCAAATGTTTCGTGTTCCATGTTTGTTCTCCTATTTATTTGTTTTATTATTTTTCCAAATTTTTGCATTGGTTCTTATAACCTATTTAAAGGCTTCTTGCCAAACCTTTTTTGCAAATATTCTAGATGGCTCATTATCTGATTTACCCCATCTAAAGTTATCCATAGTTAATGGAAACATTTTAACTATGTCCTCTTTTGTTTTAGCAATATCCAAGATATGTTCTATATGTTTCATAGCTTGTATAATGGTCTCTAAATGACCCTCTCTGCCCTCCATATCCACGCTGTAAACGTCTTTGTAAGAACAATACAGCAATGCAGTCGGTTTATTGAAAAGGTCTTTGTACAGAGCTTGTTGACGCAAATCAGCGTCTTTTGGGTACCATCTGCTATCAATAGCACCAGATTTTAGTCTTTTTATGTAAGCAGTAGCTTTAGTATCTATGATTACATCATCAAATTCGAAGTCAGTAACACCTTTAACATCAAATTTTAAGCCATATTTTTCGCCAGGCGACACAATTTCTTTCTGATAAGAAATAATTTTGCCAAACTGAGGTAGTTCTTTAACAAACTGATTAGCAATTATACCAGACCAAAGGCATTCGTCATCTGACTCATCACCTTTTAATTCTATGTATTTGGTTTTTGCAATATCTATGATAACTTCTTCATCAGTGATTTGGTTTTGCAAAGCGTGTTCTGCTGTAGCTTCAGCAGTACTGCCCATTATCATTCTGGCGTTAGCTTCAGAACTAAAATCATACAAGTTATTAATTATCCAATAAGGTGGAGAATCAATAAAGCTATTAGTTTTAGAAGCACTATGTCTATATTCAATGTTCATGTTTATCCTATGGTTAGTTATATTCAAAAGTATTGTAGTTTATCTTATAATGTATCTTTAGACATATTAAAAGGTAAAAGAACTGTTAATAATAGCAGAGAATACAAGATATATAATCTATGTATTTTACTATCCTGGCTATTGCACCCTACACAAGTGTACGGGTGTAAGAGCATTATTGCTCGTTTGCATAATTGTAAACCAAATAGAGTTTATAGATTATATAATTTATACAATAAAAACGAAAAATTTAAATCTTTCGTTGATAAAGCTTTAGAAAATTATAAAATATCTTATGCGTCAGATTGAAAAACCAGAGCTTATTTCTACTATTTTAGACAAGCGTAAAGTATGGTTAAACATACGTGAATCTCGTTTAATGTATATGTTTCATCGTAAACTTATATCTATAGAAGAATATGAAGCTGGTTCTCGTTATCGTCTTATGTGTGAACTTCAAGGTGGTGGTACTGGAAATGTTTTAAAAGAACGTATTGATAACAGTAACACAGATTTTATTACATCATCTCTTGGTGCTGCATTAGCAGTTAAAGATGTTGATGATGAAATAGGAAAACGTCTTTCTGTAATTATGAAGTTGTTTTGTCATTTTAATTTTGGTATAATTGAAATAGCATATCATTTAAGTATGTCAGAACGTAAAGCATCTAACCAAGTACATGAAGGGCTATCTAGTTTAGCAATATATTATGGCTATAAAAAAGTGCACAATACTATCAGAGGACAAGGTACAAAGAATCAAAGACAAAGAGTACCTAAAGTGGGTAGCGTCTAATCCATGTATTCTTTGTCAGAACACACAGTCTCAAGCTCACCATATAACTTTTGCTATGCCTAGAGGTTTCTCACAGAAAGTTGGAGATCAATTTACTGTACCTCTTTGTTATCCTCATCATCATTTATTACATACAAATGGTATGAGTGAAAAAGATTTTTGGAAGAAATTAGACATAGATGCTGTTGATATATGTTCTAAATTCTATAGTCATTACCACGATATGTGGAAAAATAAGAACTTTTTTTATGATGATTCTATGCTTTGGCGTACAGTTTATGATGAACTTGTACCTAAGATACAAAATAACATTGATTTTTTACTGCAACCCAAATAATTAATACAGATATCCTCACTAGAAGTACGCACATATGAATAAATTATTAAAGTTTCCCAAAAAATCTAAGAAGAATTATTCTGAAACATTTTTAGATAATGTTAAACCAGAAGCTATTGGCGATTTTATTAAACGTCAAAATCCTGATATGTGTATTAGAGCTGCAGACGCAATGGCTCTAGCTATTATTTACAGTACATATCTTCAATTAGTTTTTGATGAAGAAGGTCACAATGTTCCAGATAACATTATGGACGCTTTAGAAGAAAACGATAGATCAACTTTTATATGGGCTGCTGATGGTAAAGAAACGCTTCACTAAAAAGAAAGTTACTTTTTCTAAGGATTCTCATACATTACCTTATGACAAATACAGAGTTGAGTGGGTTGACTGTGTAAGTGATTCAGGTTGGGCTGAGCACAAAGAATTTACTAACATGAAACTAGCACATCCAGTAAACGAAGGATGGCTATTCTCTAAAGACAAACATTCTATTAAATTGTTTGCAGCATATATTGAAGAAGATGGATCTTATACTTATGGAGATCGTACTAATATTCCTACATCTTGGATTGTAAAGATGACTAAAATCTAACCTACTCCTCCTTGGGCCTTTATCTAGTATAGGTACACTTACAGAATCTTAAACTAGAAATACCATTGTAAGTTTACAAGTCCGAATAAGCAGGTTAAATTTA